CCAAGGGATCAGCGGCTGGCCCGGATTATGCGAAAACGGACAGGAGCAAGACGGGGATCAGCTTGCAAACGGCGGTGGGGATGCTACCAACTCCGGACGCATCGGACATGACCAGCCGGGACAGGCCGCATATGGATCAATTGCCCAACGCAATAGCGCATGGGGCGAACCGTGGATTGAAGCTGCAACCCGCCTTTGTCGAGTGGATGATGGGATACCCCGAAGGGTGGACCGACTTAAAGGACTCGGAAATGCCATAGTTCCGCAAGTGGCGGCTGTGATAATGCAGGCGATCAAGGAGCCTGACAAATGATCATCCTTGGCATTGATCCGGATCGAGGGTGGGCAGTCGTGAAGCATGCACGTGATAAGCGCGTGCTGGCTGCCGGATCTGTTCCGGGTGTGCCTGAAATGGCTGATGTGATCCGTGGGTTGAACGATCAGCACCGGATTGATGCAGTACGCATTGAAAAGCCGTCAACCCGGCATGTGCACTCCCGGGCCGGATGCTCAAAGGCTCAGATGTTAAAGATTGCGGTGAACGTCGGAGAGAACCGGGCGAAGGCTGAAGCTCTGTATTGGTTTTGCGAGGGCCTGGGGTTGTCCGTGGTTTATTGCAACCCGGTTCGTCACGGCACGAAGCTGAACGCAAAGCAGATTGAACGGCTGACCGGGTGGACTGGTCGGACCAATGAGCATGTGCGGGATGCTCTTGTGTTGGCATGGGTTTGAATTGTGGGAAACTGGCAAGAATTATATCAGACAAAACGCTGGCGAATATTGAGAAGCCAAGTCCTTACAGAGGAGCCGCTTTGCAGATTCTGTAGGCAGTCTGGCAAAGTTGTGCCGTCAACTGTTGCTGATCATATCAAAGAGCACAAGGGCGATGAGCAGTTGTTCTTTGATCGGGACAATCTGCAGGCGCTTTGCAAGACGTGTCATGATTCGGCAAAGCAATTAAAAGAAATCCACGGCATAGCACCGGGCGCGGGTGTGGACGGTTTGCCGATTGATCCTGACCATCCGTGGAACAAGCGGTGAGGGGGGGGCGGGTTAAAAGTCTATAGCTTTTAAAAACCAAAACCGGCCGGGGACTCTCGATTTTTACGCCGCAGGTTTTGAGTTTTTCAGGGTTGTGGCGAAGCCATAGGCTAAAATCATAGAGAAAAATGTTTTAAAGAGCAAGGCTATTATAAAAAACATCGAAGCAAGGAGCGGCAAATGGGCAAACGAGGACCGAAGCCAACACCTACAAAAGAAAAGCAAAGGCTGGGAAATCCGGGCAAGCGGCCAATAAACGGAAATGAGCCTGAGCCGACTGGCCATCCGGAACCACCTGACTATCTGGATGAATATGCAAGGGCTGTTTGGGATCGGATTTTATTAGCCATGGACAATCGGCTTTATACCGCATGCGACACGGAGATTTTAGCGGCTTACTGCCGGGCTGCAAGCTTACTTAGAAGCGCGGCTTACGTTAATTCGCACGGAAGATTCCAGGCCTATCAGGACGGCTATATTACCCAGGGCCAGTATGCGGAAACCGACAGTCTGGATTGGCTCCGGATCGAAAAAAATCAATCTAACCTTTTGGCGACTACCGGCACACGTCTGGGGCTTGATCCTGCCGCCCGCGCAAGCATTAAAGTCCCGGAAAAGAAACCAGCCGGGAAGTTTGGCGAATATGGCGTGGTGCAGGGCGGGAAAAAATAAGCATGGCATACCGTAAACGTGCAAAAGCTGTCATTGATTTTATAGAAAAATTGACCGTGCCTTCTGGTGTGGGCCAGGGCGAACCTTTCAAGCTCCGCCCTTGGCAGAAGCGGTTTATTGATAAGGTTTATGGGCCGCAAACAAAGCAGGGTAAGCGTATTGTTTCACAGGCGATTTTTTCTGTTGCCCGGAAAAACGGGAAAACAGCATTAATCGGTGCGCTTGTGCTGGCGCACTTATGTGGGCCGGAACAGGAAATCAATGGAGAAATCTATTCGGCAGCAAATGAACGTGAGCAAGCGGCCATTGTTTTTAAATTTGTCGCTCAAATGATCAGGCTTGAGCCTGAATTATCTGAAATACTACGTATTGTGGATAGTACGAAAACGATTGTGAATTATGCAAATGGTATGGTGTATCGGGCAATATCTGCTGAAGCTGGCAGCAAGCATGGCCTCAACCCTTCTGTGGTGATCTATGACGAGCTTGGCCAGGCAAAAAACCGGGATCTCTACGACGCTCTTGACACGGCGATGGGTGCCAGGGAAGAGCCGCTTTTTTTTGTAATCAGCACACAAAACCCAGACCCGCAACACATCCTTTCCCAGCTCATTGATGACGGCCTGGGCAAAAAAGATCCCTCTATTGTGGCTGAAGTCTATACTGTGCCTGAAGATACGGAAGATATATTTGACCAGAAAATATGGAAGCTTGCTAATCCGGCCCTGGGCGATTTCCGGTTGATGAAAGATTTTAAAAAGCATGCCAATCGTGCAGCCAGAATGCCGTCTTTTGAGTCAACTTTTCGGAACCTGTATTTAAATCAGCGCATTGATGCAAAAAACCCGCTTATATCCAGGGCTGAATGGTCTGGATGCCAGGCTGACGTTAAAATAAACCCCGGTGAAAAAGTATTCTTAGCCCTTGACCTATCTTCCACAACTGATCTTTGTGCCCTGGTTGCCATATCTGCCGAAGATGGGGACCGGGTTGCTGCATGGTTCTGGAAACCTGGCGATATTATAGATGAGCATGAAAGGCGTGACCGGGTGCCTTATAGAACATGGATTAATCAAGGGTTTATTGATGCACCAGCAGGCCGGGCCGTTGACTATGGTTATATCGCCCAGAAGCTTGCAGAGATAAATGCCGACTTTGATGTTTTGGGTTTGGCGTATGACCGCTGGCGAATTGAGATATTTCTCAAAGAGCTGTCTGCTATAGGTGTTGACTATTTCGTGGACGGGAAAGAAGATGCTAAGCCTGGTGCTTTACGCCTGGTTCCATGGGGCCAGGGTTTTAAAGATATATCTCCGGCTATTGATGCGCTCGAAACATCTGTGATCAATGGTCAATTAAAGCACAATGGGAACCCGGTGCTGACATGGTGCATGTCAAACGCCATGGCGATAACAGACCCGGCAGGAAACAGGAAGCTTGATAAATCAAAAAGCCGGTTCCGGATTGATGGGGCTGTGGCTTTGGCGATGGCTAAAGGGTTGAAGGCAAGGGATATTGAGATAGAACCAGAGGTTATTGACGAATGTTTTATTGATATGGGGGATGATGAATGATTTGCCCTTACTGTAAGTCGAAAGAATCACAGGTAATCCGCTCTGAAAAGTTTGATACAGTTGTGCGGAGGTGGAGGAGGTGTAAGCGGTGCGGCAATGAATTTGTTACAGCAGAGGAAATTATCCAGGTGCTTTCAAAATACCCACCACAAGTGGCAATTGCAAAATAATTGCTATATATGCACATATAGCACCCAAAAACTTGCCTGCCCTATATAGTGTATCAGATAATGCCTTGCAATGACAACCTTTGCAAGGGGCATTCCTTTTGAAATTATGGCCGTTTCCACGCAAAAATAAAGCGAAAGACAAGGTTAAAGATTCTTACAACGGCGAGATATCTCTGGATCAAGCCATTGAGTTGATCGCAAATGAGATCGGCGCCACAATCGGCGGTAAATCTGGCTCTGGTTTTGCCGTCAATGAAGAAACGGCAATGCGTTTTTCAGCCGTGTATGCGTGTGTCTCTCTGCTTGCCGGCACTATAGCGGCTCTTTCATGTGAGGTTTTTAAGCGAGTCGGCACCGATGAAAGAGACTATGCCTTTAACCATCCCGCATTTAAGCTTGTCAACACCCAGCCAAACAACTTTATGTCCGCCTATATTTTCTGGGAGACCATTGGTTACGACTGCTTTTTGTCCGGAAACGCTTATGGCGTGATTGGAAGAAACGCAAGTGGTGTCCCGTCAAGCGTTTCCTGGCTGCCATCCAGATCCGTGACCCCGTTTTACAATCCGGACAAAACCCGGATCTGGTATCGGGTTCCGATGGCGGGCGGGAAAACAGTTGTGTTTGACCAGGATGATATTTTGCACTTCCCGTGCATTGGCTGGGATGGGTTGCAGGGCATGAGCCCGATAAAGGCAGCCCGGGAATCAATTGGCCTCGGCCTGGCTGGTGAAAACTTCAACTCAAAGTATTTCACAAACGGCGTGCAGTCAGATATTGCCATCAGCTTTCCAAAACCCTTGGGGGAAGAGGCGAAAAAAGCTTTTAAAAAATACCTCAAGGACCGATATGCCGGGCCGGACAATGCGCGCATTCCCCTTGTGCTTTCCAGTGATGCCAAAGTGACCAACCTGCAAATGAACGCTGAAGACGCGCAAATGATGCATAGCCGTGTTTTTCAGATTGAAGACATCTGCAGATTTTATGGTGTGCCGCTCCATCTTGTTTCATCGACTGAAAAATCAACCTCGTGGGGCTCAGGCATTGA